CCATGAGATATATCGTAGTGGTTATGCATTTGAAAATATATGTTATCTAAGACAATGGTCAAAGAACCCAGCAACTGTATATGAAAACTTGTTTAAAAGAGAAACAGTTGATAAGTTTATAGGTAAAGATATTGCAGAACCTAAGTTAACTCATTTAGATGAACACGAATGGGAAGGCGAAAAGAAGAAATTTTTTGTTTGTTGGGCAAACAATAGAGACTTAATGGCAAAACTAAGAGAAGATAGAATAAAGAATGGTTGGAATGAAGATGATTTAAAACTATATCTATCTAAAGACCAAGAAGGTTATCTAATTACATGGACAAAGAGAAAAGACAAAGTACAAGGTCTTGGTAAGTATTACTATGAAAAGACTAATGCAGGTACTTTGATTGCTTTGATGGCGTCTGATAAAGATAGTAAGATATATCTAATAGGTTATGATTATTATAGTGAGACTGAACAAGTCAATAACATATACAAAGGTACAAAAGGTTATGTAGGCAAGAGTGCAAGTGCAATCAAACCTAAGAACTGGTTAGACCATACTGAAAAATTATGTAAGAAATATCCTCAACATGAATATGTACATGTAGGTAAACCTATTGATAAATTCAAAGACATACCAAACATGACTAATATCTCATATGCAGAATTAAATGAGCGAATTAAAAATAACAAAGTTTAACGAATCCTATATTAAGTGTACAAGTGAAGATTTAGGACTGTTACAGTCTTTATCTGATTTTTTTACATTTCAAGTACCAGGTGCCAGCTTTATGCCGTCTGTAAGAGCAAGACGTTGGGACGGTAAAATAAGAATGTTTAGTAAAGCGACTGGTAAAATATATTATGGGTTACTACCATATATCAACGAATTTTGTCGCCGGAACAGCCATACAATCATACACGAAGCACCTGAAACCATTGGTGTGAACCATCCTACCAATCTTTTTTCCAAGTATATTGATGGTTTATCTATACCTAACATCAAACCAAGAGAATATCAAATAGGAGCGGTGCAACATGCAATCAATAATAAACGTGCTGTATTAGTATCGCCAACTGCTTCAGGTAAGTCTCTAATCATCTATTGTATTATTAGAATGATAAGAGAAAGTGATGGAAAGATATTATTAGTAGTACCAACTACATCACTAGTAGAACAAATGTATAAAGACTTTATATCATATGGGTATGACGCAGAAACAAATGTACAAAGAAAGTATTATGGTTATGAGATAGATGAAGATAAGAAGATAGTAGTATCTACATGGCAATCTTTGGCAACATTTGATAAGAAATACTTTGAACAGTTTAATTGTGTAATAGGTGATGAAGCACACTTATACAAATCAAAAGAATTACAAAAGATTATGGCAGCTTGTATTAATGCCAAGTTTAGAATAGGTACAACTGGTACACTAGATGATAGTAAAGTACATAAGTTAGTATTAGAAGGTCTCTTTGGACCTGTTCACTATGTTACAACTACAAAAGAATTGATAGATAAGAAACAACTTGCTAATCTAAAGATAGAATGTATTGTGTTAAAATATCCAAAAGAAGAATGTATGGTAATAAAAAATGCCAAATACCAAGACGAAATGGACTATATAGTAACACACGAAAGACGAAACAAGTTTTTAACTAATCTGGCACTAGACAGAAAAGGCAATACTCTACTTCTATTTCAATATGTGGAAAAACATGGAAAACCTTTACATGAGGAAATAAAGGCAAAAGCAAAAGACCGTAAAGTATTTTTTGTTTACGGCGGAACAGAAACAAATGATAGAGAAAGAATTAGAGCAATCACAGAAAAGTTGGACAACACGATTATTGTCGCTTCTTACGGGACGTTTAGCACTGGTATCAATATTCGTAACTTACACAACATTATTTTTAGTAGCCCTACTAAATCACCTATAAGAGTTTTACAATCTATAGGTCGTGGTTTAAGATTAGGTGAGCAGAAAGATACTGCTAATGTGTATGATATATCTGACGATTTTACTTACAAAGAGAAGAAGAATTTTACAATCCAGCACTTTTTGGAAAGAATAAATATATACAATGAACAACAGTTTGATTATGACATACACACGGTGGACTTGATATGAGAACTACAAAGAAAGGAACTAAAATGACTGATCCAGTTATAAAGAAGTTACCTGAACCTAGAATAGTAAAATTAAATTCAGGTGAGCAACTTGTTGCTATAGTGATGGTACAAGAGAAATCTGATTTTATAAGGTTAGAAGAACCTTACATTATACAGTTACACCCATATGACTTATTGGGAGACTATATGATGGAAGAGAAAATGACTATTAAACCTTGGTTATTCAAGGCGAAAGATAAAGTTATATCTATACATAAAAATAATATTTTATGTTTTGCAGTTCCTACAGATGATATTGCTGAGTATTATATGAATATTCGTACTGGAAAATTAAGACAATCTGCTGAAGAAGTAAAAAAACACAGAGCCGCTGCTTTTGGTAAATTGTTAGACCAATTAGGTGATGTTGATTATGACGAGACACAAGATTACTTAATGGGTAAGAAGACAGTACACTAAGGTAACTTAAAGGTATCTATCTCTGAAGGAGGCACATGCCTATTATATACCATTTTGTCCAAATTGTCAAGCGCTTAAACCAAAAAAAATGAAAATAATTTATTACCACAAAATCTAGTATACCAGCTTGACTTTTTTACTAGATTGTGATATAATATGGTAATATTTTAAAAAGGAATATAATATGAAAACTACACTACCAATCAAGGTGCCTAAAAAGAAAGAGCATTATGTCTCTAATAAAGAATTTTTAGTTGCCATGAAAGAGTATAAATTAAAGTGTATAGCGGCAGAAAAGAAAAAGGAACCTAGACCACCAATAACTGATTACATTGGTGAGTGTTTTCTAAAGATTGCCAATCACCTATCATATAGACCAAACTTTATTAATTACACATATAAAGAAGATATGATATCAGATGGTATAGAAAACTGTTTACAGTATGTTTCTAACTTTGATCCAACAAAATCAAATAATCCATTTGCTTACTTTACACAAATAATATACTACGCATTTATAAGAAGAATACAAAAAGAAAAGAAACAAACAATTATCAAACAGAAACTAATAATGAAGTCTGGATTAGATGAGTTAGTTTCACAAGAAACAGATAACCAGGACTATCAAAACGCATATGCTGACTTTTTAAGGAAGAATATGGTAGAGATTGCTCCAGATAAACCCAAAGAAAAGAAACCAAGGAAAAAGAAAGTATCCAAGTTAGAATACTTTATGTAATGAGAGAAAAATTAAAATGGTGGATATTAGACAACTTACCTAGTGTTTGGTTATTGTTAATAATCATACTTGCTTTTGTATTGATTTCTGGTTGTTCAAGCAACAAAGAGATTAAGAACCACAGACTAATAGTATCTATCGCTAAACAAGTTGTAGCACCAGGTATTGGATTTAAATAAATGAAAATAGCGCTAGTAAACGATACACATTTTGGCTGTCGTAATGATAACCCTAATTACCATGAATACATGTATAAGTTTTGGCAAGAACAATTCTTTCCATACTTAGAACAAAACGATATTAAAACAATTATTCATTTAGGTGATATATTAGATAGACGTAAGTATGTAAATTTTAAAACACTTACAGATTTTAATAATAAGATAGTAAGTCAATTTAAGAAATATGATACACACTTTATAGTAGGTAACCATGACACTTATTATAAGAACACAAATGAAGTAAACGCACCTAAAGAATTATTAAGTGAGTTTAAAGTTTATTCAGACCCACAAAAGATTACAATTGCAGGACATGATATATTGATTATACCATGGGTAACTCCTGAAAACTATGATAGAACTAAAATGATGTTAGAACAAGAAACAGCAGACATTGTTATGGGTCATTTAGAGATTAAAGGTTTTGAAATGCATACTGGACACCATTCAGATGTAGGTGTAGAAAAAGAAATGTTTAAAAGATTTGAAACAGTATTATCTGGTCACTTTCATAAGAAGTCAGATGATGGTCATATATTCTACCTTGGTTGTCAATATGAAATGACTTGGTCAGATTACAAATGTCCTAAACACTTTCACATTTATGATACAGAAACAAGAGAACTTAAAGCAATACGAAACCCTTTAACAATACATCATAAAATATATTACAATGATGAAACAACAGATTATAAGAACTTTGATTTTAACGAATGTAATAACAAATACATTAAACTTATAGTAGAAAAGAAATCAGACTACTTTATGTTTGATAAGTTTGTTGATGATATTTACCAAAAGTCTAATGTATATGATTTAAAGATTATAGAAGATTACTCAGACTTAGACGCTTCAACAGTAAATGATGATATAGTTGAAAAGACGGAAGATACACCAACTTTACTTGACACCTATATAGAACAAACAGATACGAATTTAAATAAAGATAGATTAAAAACTTTAATGAAAAGTTTATATACGGAGGCATTTGATTATGAATAATTACAATCATCAATTTTTAAACAAAACATATAACTTTGGTCCTTACATATATCACGCTAAACTAGATGAAAGATTTATAAAAGAATTAATTGAACAAGGTGATAAGACAACAGATAATTACGAACAAGAAGATGGCACGGTCACAAATCAAATACTTGATGGTGGTCTTGCAGGTGATTTAGCTAAAGGTAATGAAAGACAATTTAATCCTAGTCAACAAAGATGGTTTAATAAAAATCTAAAAGAGTTATTTTTTCATTATACACAAAACAGATTTACCTTTCATAGAATAGAATATAAACCAGATTACATATTAGAGAACGTATGGATTAATTATCAACACGCTAATGAATATCAACCTGACCATATACACTCAGGTGATTTTAGTTGGGTTATCTATTGTAAAGTACCAGAAGGTTTAAAAGAAGAAAGAGAAAATTATAAGAAGAAAGGTCCTTCTCCAGGGAGTATTGTATTTGGATATGGTGAAGCGGCAAGTAATCCAGAAAAAAGTTATCCTTGGAATAATACTAATCATAGTGTTGTACCAGAAGAAAACGATATGATTATATTCCCAGCACAAATGAGACATTTTGTAGCACCATTTAAATGTGATGGTGTAAGAATATCAGTAAGTGGTAATGGTTGTTTCTATATGCCAGACCAGAAGTTATATCACATGGGAGAAAAACGTTACGAAGCATGATAGTATTTGA